CATGACGGACATTGAACAGGGTATTATTTGTGTCAATGCAGACAAGATTAAATTAGATGGCGTAGGTGTGATTGAGGCTAAACTGACATCACACGAAGTAGAAAGCGCAGATCAATTACCACTGTATCGTGGCCCATTACAATTGCAGATGCAAATGGATATTATGGGTGCAACTTGGGGTGCTGTTTGTGTTTTATACAAAGGCACACAACTCAAAGTTTTTGTTTATGAACGTGATGAGGAAGTATTAACACGGCTGCATGAATCCATTGCAGACTTTCAAAGACGGCTTGATCGTTTTAAATCTGAAGATTTTATTGAATGGTATGACATTACGGATCCAACGGAAGCAAGTAAGCTATGGGACGATCCTAACAATGTTACTGTTGACATTCCAGAAGTAGAGGAATATGCTCAAAAGATTATTGAAATCAGAGATATGATTAATGATCTTGAAGCACAATCTAAAGACATGGAAATAAAAATCATGGATAAAATGCGCGATGTAGCACATGCGCATGCAGGAAGATATAAGATTTCATGGCCTACCATTAACTACAAGGCAGTGCCTGAAAAAGTCGTGCCAGCTAAACCAGCTCGCACAATTCGTCAATCTAAGTTACGTATACGTGACAGGGAGTTAAACAATGAGTGATATCAATAACAATGGTTCCAATCAGTATGACCATAGCATGACACCTAGCGCTGAAGATACTGAAAATTTTTTACAATTGATTTATAAAAATATCAAGAGTAGAGATAAACGTGAACAAATGATTAAACTATATTTTGGAGAGGAACATGACAACAATATCGGCGATTGCTAAAGCCTTCGTAGAGGCGCAAAAAGAATTTGCACCAGCATTAAAAACAGCAACTAACCCACACTTTAGGAGCCAGTACGTAGATCTTGCGGGTTGTGTTGAAGCGGTGATTGATGCGTTAAATAATCACGGCATTGCCTTGGTGCAAAAAACACATGAATGTGAAACAGGTATTAAGATAGAGACAATCTTTTTACATGAGTCAGGTGAGTCTATGTCAGGGGGCGTATTGCATGTACCAGCCGATAAACAAACACCACAAGGTTATGGCTCGGCTTTAACCTATGCGCGTCGTTATAGTTTGATGAGCGCTTGCGCAATCGCGCCCGAAGATGACGATGGTAATGCAGCAACAAAATCTATGGCGAGTAAATTACCTGCAAAAAAGTCGATAACCCTTGAGATACCTGGTAAGGATCCAAAGCCAATGCAAAGTGACAATGAATTGGCAGATCAGCTCAACAAATTATTAGCGTTGATTGAGGGTAAAGAGGATGTGGATGTGGCTAAGAAGCGTGAATTGATTGTTCAGTTAGTAAAACTGAATATTAATAAACTAATTGGTAAACACCACGTTGATTTGAAATATAAAGTTGATGGGATACTAAAAAGGCTAGGTTAATCCTAGCCCTTTTGTATTACATGTATTACAAATTACTTATTCATTACGTACATTGTTACTTCGAAACCGAAACGCATTTCAGTCGCAGCTGGTTTTGTCCACATGATTGTAGTCCTTATGTTCGTTAATCGAACTATCAATATAGACTGCAAACATGTGCGTAACAATAAAGAAATGTATTAGTTTATAGGAAAGAATATCATGAGCGTAAACAATGATGACCAGGACTACATAAAATATAAACCAGATATTTATATTAATGAAGTCAGGCTGTATCAAGCAATATTAATTAATGCAATGTTTGAAGCAACCAACAGGACTACCCCAAAACTTATTAGACGCAGCGCAATACGATGGCTAACGTCAGAAGATAATGAGTTATTAGACTTGTGTTGTTATTTATGTGGCTTTAATCCATTTGATGTGAAAAAAAGACTAGATGAAATTAATAATAACAAGGCAAGCATTGATCGTAGAGGTATAGTGTGACGTATTATGCCTAAATTAGGCCTAGATTCTGCCTAAATATAGCTAAAACGCACACAATCGCTCTGTGTTGCACGATCTCAATGTAGGTAAGGGGTAAGTATCACCTAAATCAATGTAGAGCCTTAGGTTTGGGTTCTATGAGGTATAAATCGGCACCTTCGCAGTGAATTAAGAGATAATCATCTTCATTTTCAGAAAAAAATATACGAATCATAGATTGTTTGTCATCTTCTAGCAGTTCAACGTTCCAAATTTTACGTCCAACTAACTTATCTAAAGCTTCAGCTTGTGTTTCATCAGCTTCTGAACAAAACTCTACATCTAAACTATCTTCCCTATCCAATCTCCACCGTCCTTTAATACCATTGGCATTAGTTTTGGTTGTCCTTCTATAATCATACCACATCCTACAATGAATCTTGTCTTAAAGTTTTTAGCATAATCAAATGCCATGGATTTCTGATCGATAAGACAACCTACTTGCATGCCCCAGATTAAAGCGTCTGGATTTGAATAGTACCCGATAGAGAACTTGGTATGGTAATGGCCTTGAACTGTGTTCATGCCGTATTGCATTGCCACTTGTAACACCGTGGCGGACATACCATGGGTAAAGAAACATCTTGAGTTATCAGATAAGGTAATGCGTAGGTCATCAACCCATTGCCAACCTTTGCCGACACCAAGAAACTCATTATAAGAACGTAAATATTCCTTGGGTAATCCATACTTCAACGCACGTCTATAAACTAAGGAGGAGTGATTGGAGTGTACGATGGACATCTTAGGAAAGATTTTTTCTAATTCTTTTACATATACGCGAGACGATTTTAATTCATCACCAGCTGACATCAGATCAGGGTTATGATCGTGCATACTAATAGCATGCTGATCTAACTCATCGCCAATGTTAACTATGAGGTCAGGCTTATATTTATCTTTAAGTGCCTTGAGAAATTTGAATGCGTCTTTGTGATGATAGGGAATGTGGAGATCTGATATAACTAAAACAGATTTATATTTCGTCATAAGATTCTCTACAAAGTTAATACTTTATAAGTATATCTTATATCTGTTGTTGGTCAACTGTGTGCGCGTACGCCGTGCTTATCTATGATGAGTGATTGTCGTCTAGGTTTGTCTGTACCTTGAGCAAATCCAACATGGCACCAGGCATCATGTTCAAGGATTAACTGGTCATATTCTATCGAGCTGGATACCACAGCATGAAACACATCATGAATGCTGCCATAACGAGGACAGATAAAATCTGCTGCCAGACCGAAAGTGTGAAAGCTCGTGTCTTTCGAACCAACAGCACGATTAACGTCCATTGACCTAAACCCACTAGATATAATGATAGGTAATCCGCCCAGCTTAGACCTGACATGCTCTAATCCTTCAGCTAATTTATAAAGATTAGTTAGTTGCACCTGGTTAGGTTCATTTTGCAAACCCAATCGGATTGCAGTATTACTATGGCACAGTTCTTCTTTGCTAAAGTGTTCTGTTAAGTACACTACTTAGTAATGCCCTTCAGTTTTTCAAATGTGCGTAGGCCAGCCATGCCTAACATAGCAAAGGTAAGTTCTAATAAAATGTCATGGTTTATTGTAGGGATAGGACTTGTTACACCGTCTAGCCCATCTATATAGACAACAAGTGGATGTCCGACAAATAGCCAAAAAATTCCAATGGCACAACTCCAACCAATCATAGGTCGCCAGCCAGCAACAAAAACTGAGCGATGTTCTGCTTCTACTTTATTGACTTCAACTTGTGCGAGATTAAGTTGGTTAGCATTATCAATGAGTGTCTTTTCAATCTCTTGCTTAGCTTTCTCTGCACCATTCTTGTCAGGAATTACTCGATCAATAACGGTAGAGATTAGAGGAAGTATTGCGCTAATCATAGACGTAGCAACCAGTTAACAACAGTCTGTAACAATGCGACACATTTTTGAACGAGGTTTTTTATTTGTGTCTTGATCCAATTCCATATCATCTGATACTCGGTTGCTATCCAGGCTATCATTAGTGCTAATATTGTCAGTAGGATTACTGCAATTAATATCTCCATGCTCTGTCTCCATATCAAAATAATAAATAACAATAGGTAAATAATAACATTAAGGCAAATGCTAGTATGACTGCTTCTTCTCTCATGGAATTAGTGTAATGCACTCATGACGACAGCGACTACGATGGCCCCGAAGCCAGCCATGATTCCCCAGATTAATTTGTTAAGCATATTTTCAATACGATCTAATCTATGATGTATTGTGTCATATCTTTCTGCACAGAGTTTTTCGTGAGCAACTAATTCTTCGTGTGGTGACATGTTATTCGTCCGCTGGTTCTGGTTCGTTACCTTCTGCTACCCATTTTAAATATTCTTGGTAGTCTGTATTTGCTGGGTCTAATGGAATACAAGCGCCATCCTCAATGCGTTTAATAACACTTGTATCTATATTTCCATCTATATCATTTACTTTTTTATACATATTATAGCTCCGCACTTATAGCAATTTTTTGAGGAGGTGAGGTAACAGCATCAGTATTAAAAGTATACCAAGCACCACGACCAACTGTTAATCCAGAAGTTTGTAAATTAAATTGACACCTATCAGGTCTAATATTTGCAAAATTCCCACTTGTAGCATTATAAGAAGTTCCACCTGACCTAACTACAAAATCAGTAAAAGTAGCTGTAAGAGTTGGAGAGGCTCTCATTGGTAGCCATGTAAATACCCCAAAAGCATTAGTTGTTTGCCATACAGAAGCATTTGTTACATTGTCATAACCCGCAGTTTTAGTAATTTCCTGATAATACCTCTGACACATAGCTAACTCTTGGCTATACATTCTGTATTCAAAGGGTGTAGCGTTTTCACCTACCTCTAATTGTACTCCAGTTATATTGATGTAATTAGATGTAGAGTCTGCAAGGTTGACTGTTTGACCAACAAAGCTATCTGCATTAAGAATAGCAGTCCAGTCTGTTCGTTGTGTTCCTGATGTAAAATCAGTTCCAGCCCCTATAATAAAAGATACTAATAAACCTGCACCATTATCATTATCAATACTATTAACTGTATCAGGATTAATTGTAATAGTTTTCTTTTCCCATGTATCTGCTGTGTCTACAGTAAAAGTATGACATTGTTGATATGCGTTATCAAATTCATACATAAAAGCAGTATATGAACCTGTCTTATTAGACTTAACCCAAAAAGATAATGTCAATGTTTCAGCAGATGAAGTGCCATATTTTAAATGTTGTAAGTTTTGACCTTCTAATTTATGATATATTCTTATAGAATCATTACTAGCTAAAGTTGTGTCTGCTGTTGTGCAATCAAATTTAAGACTATGCGAAAAACCTTTTCCACTTGGAACATCAGTATCTTGAGACATGGTAAATTCACCAGTAAATGCACCGCTCTCAAAAAACTGCCATCTGTCTATAGTATGGTATCCATTATCTCCATTACCTAATCCTGTTGCACTCGTACCCCTCTGTGCTATCCTCATATCACCATTGATGATAAGGTTCTTCGTACCTAACCCAACAGTAGCATCTGTAGCTATGTTACCTGTAGCTTTAGGTAGTGTTAAGGTATGAGTACCCGCAACGCTAGGTGCTTCTACTGTTATGCTTCCAGAGGTATCTCCCTGTATAACTATTGAACTCAT